GTGTCCCACCGTGCACAGTGCTACCATGCCTTGGGACAACGACAGGGTTACAACATGGCAAAAAACCTACTGACACGCGGCCAGTTCGCTGCGCGCATCCAGGGCTTGGGGCGCTCCAGCGTCTACCGCTACTGCGATGGCGAGCTGGCCCCCGCGCTGGTGGACGACATGGTCAACATCGACCACCCACTGGCCCGGGAGTTCATGGGCCGCCATGGCTACGTCGACCCGAACGCCCCCACCCCAGACCCGAAGGTCAAGAAGGCGCCCACCAAGAAGCCGCAGCCCACGGCGCCGACCCCAGTGCCTGAGGACGACGAGGACGTCGAAACGTCGGCGTGGCTGGACATGCCGCTGCGCGAGGTAGTGCAGCGCTTCGGCACGGGGCCCCGCTTCAAGGACTACCTGGCAGCCCAGTACAAAATCGTCCAGATCATGGGGATGGAGGAGTCGCAAGCCAGAGCGCGCGGGGAATATATCCACCGGACGCACGCCGATCGGCTGGTGGCCATGATCGACGGCCTGGCCAAGGCCCTGCTCACTGATGCAACGGCGAACATGGTCAATACCGCCACCAACCTCGTGAAGTCGGGGGCAGAACGGCAAGAGGTTGAGCGCGCTGTCCGCGACGTGATCTCCCGCACTATCAAATCCGTGAAGTCACAAGCCGAGAGGGCGATCCGAGATGTTTGACCCCCGCACCCAATACTCCGCCGAGGCGCAATGGCTGGCCGAGAGGGTTGCCACGATCACCGATGAGTTTCGCGAACTGCGCCCGAGCGAATGGGCCGAGAACGTGCGGTATTTGACCCGGGCCACTACGCCGAAGCCGGGGCCTTTCAGCTTTGACGACACCCCCTACTGGCGCGAGGTAGTGGATTGCTTCGACCCGAATAGCGACGTGCAGTTCGTGGCCGTCAAGAAGGGCGCCCAGGTCGCGGCGACGGTCGGCATCCTCGAGAACGTGATCGGGTTTACGATCGATTACATACGCACCAGCCCGGTGTTGTTCTTCACCGCAGATGCCGAGCTGGCAAAACTGCGGGTGGACACAGCCATAGTGCCGATGATCCAGGCGTCGGGGCTGTCACACCTGATCCAGAACAACGACGAGATGCGCGCCAACAAGCGCGGCATGACCGACAAGAAAATCGAATGGGCAGGTGGCGGGTACCTGCTGCCGCTAGGGGCGGTCAATGCCAACAAGCAGCGCTCGCTGTCGGCGCCGATCCTGCTACGCGACGAGATCTCCGGCTGGCCGCTGACCGTCGGCCGAGATGCGGACCCGCTGCAGCTGACCGAAACGCGGACCAACGCATATGACCTGACGCGCCGGGTTCTAGACCTGTCGACTCCTAACGTGGCCGCCACGTGCGCCATCTCGAAACGGCATCTGCTGGGGGACCAGCGCGTTTACAAGGTCCCGTGCAAGCACTGTGGCGAGATGCAGACGCTCCGTTTCCGTGGGCGCACTGATGACGGCCTGTTCTATGGCCTGCGCTGGGACACCGAAGACGGTCTGGTCGTCCAGGGGTCGGTTCGCTACGTCTGTCGGTTCTGTAGTGGCGAGATGGTCAACGAGGACAAGGTGCGGATCATGGGCGCCGGCGCCTGGCACCCTACGGCGAAACCCAGTCGTCCGAACTTCCGTTCATATCACTTGAGTGCGCTTTACGCGCCGGTGTTCGCCCGGACCTGGGAGTCGATTGCCCATGCGTGGGTCGAGGCATGGGATGACGAGCACAACATCGCCAAGGACAGCGAGAAGCTGCAGGTTTTCTACAACAACGACCTGGGCGAGGCATACGAGGTCAAGGCGGACAAGATCAAGCACTATCAGGTCAGCCCACACCGCCGTTCGGAATACCGGATGGGTGAGCTGCCGAACAACCACGCTGTGACGCACACCGGTGGCCAGCTGATGCTGCTGACCATGACCGTCGACGTGCAGAAAGACTGGCTGGCGGTGGCGGTGTTCGCATGGTCCCCCAGCGACGACCGAGCAGGGTACGCGGCATATCTGATCGACTACCTGCGCCTCGATGGCGACACCGAACGCGATGACGCCCCGGTGTGGGGCCAGCTGGCCGATATTATCGATCACCGCAGGTACACGGCTCACGACGGCCGCGAGTTTCCGATCGCCGTGACAGCCATCGACGCCGGTTTCCGTACCGACACGGTTTATTCGTTCTGCGCCCAGTGGGATACGGGGGTCTATCCGCTGAGAGGCCGTGACAAACCGGTGCGCGGCAGCCGCTTGCGGGAGTTCGATATTCTCGAGTCTGCGATCGGCACCAGGTACATCGCGATCACCGTGGACCTCTACAAGGACCGCTGGAGCGCGGCGCTCAAACGCCAGTGGAACGGCGTGGACAAGATGCCGCGTAACTTCTTGAGCATGCCGGGAGACACACCGGACAAGGCGATCAACGAGCTGACCGTCGAGTATGTGCGGGAGAAGCGGGACCCGTCATCTGGCAAGTTGCTCGGGACGTACTGGCACCGGCCAGGCAACGCCCGTCAGGAACTGTGGGACCTGCTGACGTACAACACTGCGTGCCTTGAAGTGCTGGCCTACGACGTTTGCGCAAACGAGCTCGGCCTTGAGGCGATGATCTGGTCGGAGTTCTGGGCGGCCATCGAGGACGGGCGCTATTGGACAGACCCAGCCACGGAGGGTTAAACTGGCGCATAACTGACTGAGGGGCCGAAAGCATGTGTGATCTGGAATGGGAGCGGGAAAAACTGGCAAAAACCAAGGCGATAATTGATGCTTTGGACGACGCTATTTTGCAACTCAGTACGACGGCGATCCTTGAGTACCACCTCGACACCGGGCAGAGCAAGCAGCGGGTAACCCGTCAAGACGTGCCTCGCCTGGTCGATATGCGATCGGACCTGTTCACCCAATACGACGCACTTTGCGCCCGCCTGAGCAACGGCGGAGCGATTCAAGTCATCCCGGGGGCGCTGCCATGAGAGACCTCGTTGCTAAGGCGATAATCGCCGAGCGGGCCGAGCGGTCCTCGTTGGTGATGCAGGCCGCCGCTCCTTTCGGCGAGCGGTTCGCTGATTGGCGGATGCAGGTGCACGACGGCGAGAAGTTCGACGGGGGGCTCGGCCCCGTGCCGGTCACCTGGACAGACTACTGGGCTTTGCGCGCCCGCTCCGCGTCGTTCTTTAAGACCAACCAATACGGCCGCGGTATCGTTCGCCGAATGGTGACCAACATCATCAACACCGGGCTGACGCTGGAGGCGGACCCGCTGGAGGCGCTGCTGCCGCAACTGACAGAGCAGCAGGCCGAGGACTGGGGGATTGAGGTCGAGAACAAGTGGGAGGCATGGGTCACCTTGCCGGATGCTTGCGACTACACGCGCCGGGTGACGTTCGGCCAGCTCCAGGCATCGGCGTACCGCGAGGCGCTGGTCAGCGGCGACGTTCTGGTGATCGAGCACCACAACTCAGCGACCCAACTACCGAGCATCGAGCTCGTGGACGGGGCTACAGTCACTACGCCCCTCGGCGCCATGGAGGCGCTGACCACAGGCAACCGGATCGAGCACGGCGTCGAGGTCACTCCGAGCGGTGAGCACGTGGCCTACTACGTCGCGCAAGCAGACCTGACGCATAAACGGATCCCCGCCCGGGGGCGTAACGGGCGCCGGCTGGCGTGGCTGCTCTACGCTACCGACCGCAGGCACTGCGAAGTGCGCGGGGAGCCGCTGATATCCCTGGTCATGCAGGGCGTCAGCGAAGTTGACCGCTATAGGGACAGCACCCAGCGCAAAGCGTCTGTCGGGTCGCTCTATTCAGTGTTTTTCTACCAGCACCAGGATGCAAAAGGGGTGAGCACCAAGCCGATCAGCGCTGGCGCCCAGCGCCGCGTAACCGGCAGCGGTCAGATGGTGGACGGCACTGACTATAAATTTGATATCGCCAGCCAAAACCCGGGTATCGTCTACGAGCAACTACCTCCGGGGGTGGAACCGAAAGGGTTCGGGGCAGATGCTACGGACGAGAAGTTCCGCGAATTCGAAGCGGCCATGCTGGAAGGGATCAGCTGGGCGCTTGAGATCCCGCCTTCAATCGTGCGGATGGTGTTCGGGTCGAGCTACTCCGCTAGCCGCGGCGAGGTGAAGGAATTCAACCTCGTGATGAACATGAAACGCACGGACTTTGCCGACCAGTTCACGCGCCCGATTTACCGCTCATGGCTCGTGGCCAAGGTGCTGCTCGGCCAGATCCAGGCGCGCGGGTTGCTGGACGCATGGCGCGACCCGAAGGGCTACGAGCAGTTCTCCGCATGGACGCACTCGAACTGGTGGGGGATCGTCAAAGAAGCGGTCGACCTGCCGAAAGAGGTGAAAGGCCAAGAGGGGATGATCGCCAACGGCTGGAGCACGAACGCCAACGCCGCACGGCAGATGACGGGGAGCCGCTTCGAGAGTAACATTCGCAAAGTGGCGCGTGAAAACGCCAAAATCGCTGAGAGTCTGCGCCCCGAGCTGGAGCTGCGGCGCGAGTTCGGTGATCAGGCGGTGGAAACCGTCAAGGCACAAGCAGGGCTGCAACTCGTCGCGGGGAGTGACATAGATGGCTAATACGATTGAAAACATCACTATACCTGCCGGAACGCCGGTGAATCTCTATACCGCCCCAGCAGTCCTCGCTGCAGGTATCGTTGCTGGTGACAAAATCAGCGTTCAGAACTTGGGCGCTGTGCCGCTCAAGCTGTTTTCCGGTGCGAGCTCCCCGACGGGGGTGTCTGGATACCGGCAGTGTGCTCCAGGAGACGTTTGGGCCAACCAGGACGGGGACACCGGCGCCTGGGTAACGGCAACACAGGACGTACAGGTAAACGTGGCGAAGGCGGGCTGACTATGAGCTGGGAACCTGAAAGCAATGCGCCGGCCGCACCGGCTACGGTGTTGCCAACTCGCAAGAAAAGCGAGGTTTATTGGTCGGGCCTAACTGGTCGTACACTCGCCGCAGACACTAACGTCGACCTTGTCACGTTTTTGAAAGGCCTGCCCGCCCCGACGTCCGGCACGCTGGCCCCATTTTTCAACACCACCAGCAATAAACTTAACGCCTATAACGATAACTCGTCTCTCGCGTTCAAGATCAATCTGGTCGGAAGCTGGACGACGGGGAGCTCTAACCGCTCTATGCAACTGGACTTCGTGGGGACGAATGGTAACCGTCTCGTAGCTAGCCGAGATGTCGCAGTTACATCTGATGTAATCACTTTGGCGACATTTCTATCCATCGATAAGAACGGTAACATCGTCACGAATGGCGCCCCGCTCACGATCCGGTCGAACGGCGGTACCTATACCGTTACCGCCATCCTGCTGATCGCCGAGCAGGTGACAAAAGAAACGGCAATAACGCCGGTATAAAGGGGCTTTTATGAAAATTTGGTTACTTGAACCGAGCGTGATGGCTGCGATGGACGCGGCACCGATGCCGTCAGCCGAACAACTGGAGCGCTTTATGGCAGCAGCACGGACCCAATCCGGCGACGCCAGTAAGGTGATGGAGCGCGCGGGGGACGTAGCCCGGATCAACATATCTGGCGTGCTGACCGAGACCCCAGACTGGTTCGCTACATGGTTCGGTGGCGGCAACACTACCTACGGCGATATCTCCGCTGCCATCCTGTCTGCCGAGACGGATCCGGACGTAAAATCAATCGAGTTCATGTATCGCACACCAGGCGGTGAGGCTATGCCGGTTACCGCGCTGGCGGACCAGATCGCGGCTATGAAAAAGCCTAATACCGCCCGCGTAGTGCTGGCGGCATCTGCTGGCTATTGGCTGGCGAGCCAGTCGAACGCGGTGGTGGCGGACAACAGGGCGGCGATGGTTGGTTCTATCGGCGCGGTAGTATCCGCCCGCAAACCGAGCGAATCTGCGTTTGTCGAGGTGACAAGCACCAATGCACCGAACAAGCGTCCGGACCCAGAGACCGAAGAGGGCCGCGCGGCGATCCGCGTAATGCTTGACCAGATAGAGGACCTGTTCTCTACGGCTGTTGCGGTCGGGCGTGACACCACCGTGGAAAAGGTTAATAATGATTTCGGTCGGGGGGGCATGATGCTCGCGCAGCAGGCCCTTGACGCAGGCATGATCGACGCGATCGGCAGCGCCACCCCGAAGGCAACCTCAACCCCCAGTAAAACAGGAGTCAAGACGATGGATCTTGAGAAACTGAAGGCCGAGCACCCGGGGCTGTACGCTTCGGTTTTTGCTGCAGGCAAAGAAGCAGGCGCGGCCCAGGAGCTCGACCGCGTCAAGTATCACCTCACGCTGGGCAAGAAAGTCGGCGCAGAGGCCCTGGCCATCGAGGCGTGTCTCGAGGGGAAAGGCAAAGACGATGGCGAGCTGATGGCGGAGTACGTCGCGGCCGGCGCAAACCGGTCGAACCTCTCCGACCGCCAGCAGGACGAGCAACAGCTCGACGGCAATCAGCCGAACGCGCAGGGCGAAGAATCCCGCAAGGCCGCTGCAGCTAAAGCCATCTTCGGGGGTGTGTAATGGGTACTCTCAATATCGCCAACCGTACTATGAACGGACTGGTTATCGCCGACGACCTCTATGCTGACGCTACTGCTACCGCTACAGGTGCGGCCACGTGGCCCGTAGGTGCAGTTCTGGCCAAAGTCGCCGCGTCTGGCAAATATGTCCGTTTTGACCCGGCCGGGTCTGGCGGAGCAGAAATCCCGAAAGCCATTTTGGCCGCCGAGTTGGTGTTTACTGGCTCCGGCGACAAACCGATCCGCCCCTTGATCAGCGGCCGCGTCCGCCTCGGAAAGCTGGTTGATACCGCCGGCACTGCGCTGACCGCGGTTGCGGTGGATCAGCTGCGGGACTACACCATTATCGCCCAGCCGGTCACCCAGCTGTCGATCCAAGATAACCAGTAAGAGGGGGCCATCATGGCAAATCCGTTTGCAACCGGCTGGATGACGCTGTTCGAACAGGCGCGTCGTCCGACCAAATTCCTGCAGTCCTTTTTCACCATCAAGCCGGGGAATGTCTACAACGGCGAGACGGTTGAGATTGACATCCAACGTTTTGGCGAGGACGTAGCCGTTGCGCTGCGCCAGGGTAAAGGCCCGAACCTTAACGACGCTGACACCGTCACTACCAAAGAGTTCACCCCGCCTAAGTACGGCGAAGCGTTCCCGGCGAACGTGGCTGACCTGGTGTCGCGCACTGCGGGTGTCGACCCGTACACCGACGCGTATAACGGCTATGCGGCCAAGTTGGTCCGTAAGCTGATGCGCTACTTCCAGTTGGGTATGGACAAGATCTCTCGGGCGGTAGAGCTCCAGGCATCGCAGATCCTGCAGACGGGTAAACTTACCCTCGTAGATTCTGGCGGTACGGTATACGAGATCGACTATAAGCCCAAGGCGACCCACTTCCCGACCGTTTCGACCGCGTGGTCTAACACCGCCAGCGACAAACTGTTGGACTTGGAAAACCTGGCCAAAGTGATTCGTGCGGATGGGCAGGTAAACCCGGATACTTTGATTTTTGGCGCCACTGCCTTCCGTCATTTCTTGGCGGATGCAAAAGTGCAAGATGCGCTGGACAAACGCCGGATCAACATCGGCGAGGTCTCACCGCGCCAAGCGCAGGGTGGTGCAACTTTCATCGGCAGCATCTGGATCGGGTCTTATGAGTTCATGATGTGGACCTACCCGGAAGGGTACAAGGACCCGGTCAGCGGCGCGTTCACGCAGTACGTGGCTGACGACAAAGTGATCATGACCTCCACCCAGACCCGTTTCGACCGAGTTTCGGCACTTGTCCCGCTCCCGCTCGGCCCGGATCCGCGTGTTGCTGGCCTGATGCCAGGCCGCCTGGTGAGCGACGCTATGGACCTGGATGTCATGCCGAACCTGTGGTGCACCCCGAACGGCAAAGAGCTAATGGCCGAGATCGAATCTCGCCCGCTGCTGGTCCCTGTGCAGATCGACGGCTTCGGCTGCCTCGACACCAACCCGTAAGACGCGTGGGCCGCTCCGGCGGCCCGCTTCTATTTGGAGACAGACGAGATGGCGAAGAATAACGCGCAAGAGCAAGCAGCCGCTGAGCAAGCAGCCGCTGAGCAAGCTGGCTACCGCGTGGCGGAAGGCAAGTCGATCAACACCATGGCTGGCATCAAAGGCCCCGGTGAAGTGGTCGAAGAGAAACATGTATCCGGCGGCGAGAAAACCTTGGCGGAGCTCAAGGAAAAGGGCTACCTGGTATGAATTTACGCGAGCTAGCCGAGGCCGACCTAGCCATTACTCTCGAGGACGGTCTGACCGGCTTCGGCTGGCCCGTTACGTTAACCACCCCAGCTGGCGTGCAGGTTAACGTAACGGCGCAATCAAACGACATCAGCTTAATGGTGGACCCGCAAACCGGGGTATTAGTGTCCGGCAGGCAAGCATCCGCCACCGTACGGATCTCAACTCTTTACGCTCAAGGCGTTTCTGCGCTGCCGTTCGGTGAGCCCAGACGCGGGGCAAAGCCGTGGCTCGCTCAGTTTAATGATATAAACGGGCAGTCGTTTACGTTCAAGGTAGTCAACGGCGAGCCAGACAGAGCACTGGGCGTCATCGTCCTTTTGCTGGAGGCGTGGCAGGCATGATCACCGAGCTGATTGACAAACAGGACACCTTCGAGATTGTCCGGGACCGACTTGCGGCCATCATCGCCACCGAGTCCGCGGGGCAGCAGACACTCGCGATGACCGCAGGTAAAGACCCGCAGCAATGGGCCCTCGCGGTCTACACAGAGCGGTCAAACCCCTGGGACGACGAGGGCGTGAACGATGAGGTCATCGTCAATGTGTGGTTCGAGTCGGCCGCGCCGGATGACCGGTCATCGAATACTGTAGAGCGCCAGACGATGATCGGCCAATTCAATATTGACGTGGTCGGCTTCGGGGCCTCGCGCGACACGTTGACTGGCCACGAGCCGGGTGACGAAGCCGCGGCGAGGGCTGCGGCCAGAGGGCTGCGTCTTGTACGTAACATCTTGATGTCGAGCTACTACACCTATCTTGGCGCAGACCTGCGCGGCACAGTTGGGCAGCGGTGGGTATCGAACGTGACGAGCTTCCAACCGCAGGCCGCCAGCAGAGAGCTGATGCAAAGCGTGGGTGCACGGCTGACGATGTCTGTGCGATACGATGAATTCTCGCCACAATACCCGCCTGTTCAGTTAGAATACATGACGAACCGGATCACGCGGGCCCCTGACGGGCGACTGCTTGTTCAGGTCGATTTTGACTTCACCCAGTAGGAGGCCGGCCCATGGCTATCAGCACCGCCGTAGACGCAAGCGCAGTAGCGCGTGTCGTCGGCATTAAAACCGAGTTTTTCAATACGAATGTGGGCGGGGTCGTCTTCCTGCCGCAGCGTGTTGCCGTGATGGGGCAAGGCGCCACCGCGTCGACGTACCCGACCACCAAATTCCGTGCCACTACCGCCGCGCAGGTGGGCCAGGCTGTAGGCTTCGGGTCGCCGCTCCACCTGGCGGCGCTGCAGCTGCTGCCGGCAAACGGAGACGGCGTCGGGTCCATCCCGGTGACTTTTTATCCGCTTGTCGATGACGGGGCGGGTGTCGCCGCGGCTGGAGACATCACACCCACCGGCACCGCTACCAAAGCAGGTACCTTCCGTGCCGTTGTCAGCGGCATCCAGTCCGCTCAGTTCACAATCGCCGTCGGTGACAACCCGACCGCCGTTATCGCCAAAATCATCGCGGCGGTAAACGGTGTGCTCCAGATGCCTGTGGTCGCGGCGAACGGGACGACCAAAGTCAACCTGACCGCGAAGTGGAAAGGCGCATCGGGCAACGACCTGATCGTCGAACTGTCCGGGCCGACTGACACCGGCGTGACTTTTGCGATCACCAAGCCGACCGGCGGTGCTGCGAACCCTGACGTTCAAGACGCACTGGACCAGGTAGGCAACGTGTGGGAAACGATGGTGTTGAACTGTCTGGATATCGGTGACACTACCGCTCTTGACGCGTATCAGACTTTCGGCGAGGGCCGCTGGGGTGCATTGGTGCGCAAGCCGCTGGTCGTCATGACCGGATCCGCGGCGGCAACTCCGAACGATGCCACTACTATCACTGACGCGCGCAAAACGGATCGGGTCAATGTGCAGCTGGTGAACCCTGGCTCAGTGAATCTGCCGTTCGTATCGGCAGCAGGTCAGCTGGCCAGAATCATCAAGGTCGCTAACAACAACCCAGCCAGGGACTATGGCCGCCAGGTCGCCAGCTACGTGCTGCCCGGGGCGGACGGCGTGCAATGGGATTTCGCCCAGCGCGACCAGGCCGTCAAAGGCGGGTCGTCCACGGTTGAGGTGCGCGACGGCGAGGTGAATATCTCGGACGTCGTGACCATGTACCACCCGACGGGCGAGGAGCCGCCGGCATACCGTTTCGTGTGCGACATCGTGAAGCTGCAGAACATCATCTTCAACGTGGACCTGCAGTTCAACACCGCCGAATGGGACGGCGCGCCGCTGATCCCCGACGAGCAGCCGACCGTCAATCCGGAAGCCAAGAAACCCAAGAACGCCAAAGCGGTTCTGGGGGTTATGGCGGACAACTTGGCTCTGAACGCGCTGATCTCTGACCCTGCGTACACCAAGGCGAACACCCAGTCGGAGATCGACAGTCAGAATCCGAAGCGCCTGAACTCGGTGTTCCCGGTCAAGCTGTCAGGCAACAGCAACATCCACAGTATCGATCTGAACTTCGGGTTCTATTTCGGTACGTCGACCATCATCGCGTAACAGGGGGCCGTCATGGCAGGTGGATCTATCGAGAGTGTTGGCCTCGCTGGCCGCACCTTTTCAGTGGCCGCAGACGCGGACAGCAACCGCAAGCTGGGCGGCTGGGAGAACGAGCTACAGATGAATGGCGACGGGACCGGCCGCAGCATCAAAACCAGAGTTGGCTGGCTCATTGATGGGCTAACGCTGTCGGTTGATGATTTGCGTGGCGACCAAGAGTACATTCAGGACCTCAAGGACCGCAAAGACTTCTACCCCATCGACATCACCTACGCATCAGGCGCGGTGTATTCTGGGCTCGGCCAGGTGTCCGGCGAGGAACAGACCAGCAGCATGTCGACCACTTCGGCGCTGACGCTGTCAGGACCGGGTAAGTTGACGCGGCAGTAAGCCACGCGGCAGCGATAGGCCACCTTAACCGGTGGCCTTTTTCTTTATGGCCGTTCAGTGCATACTACGTGGGCAGGGTTCTATCGGGGGCGCGGTGTACTAGCCCTGCGCCTTTCCGTGAAAGCGGGCGCCCCCGACCTAATCTACAGGGCTAAGAAGATGAGCGATAAACAAGCGGTCATGCCGCCGGAGATGGCGGAGCAGGAATTCGAGCGGATGTGCGCTACGATGGGCGTCGAAATCGATATGTCCGGCGAGGACGAAGACACCGTGAAAGGGTTTGACGACCTCAAGCGTAAGGTTTGCCGCGCCATTACCAGCGGCGAGCTGGTCCTGACCGACGACGGGCGTCCGGTTTACACGACCACTGGCGGCGAGGCCATGGAGTTCAAGGAGATGACCGGCGCCACGCTCATGTCGATGGATCGCGTGAAGTCGGGCGAGAACACCGCCAAGATGTTCACCGTCATCAAGGAGCTGACCGGTGGCGGCGTACCGCCATCCCAGCTCAAGCCGAAGGACATCCGCGTGTTGTTCGCGTTGGTGTCACTTTTTTTGGCCATGTGACGGCGGAGATCGTGACCGGTGGTGCATTGACGAGACAGCGGGGCTACGGGGCCCCGTTGTTTCAAATGCTCCAGGGCGCGAGGGACTACGCGGGGATCCCCGACGTCAGAACGCTAACTCTTGATGAAATAGATACATTCTACCGGGCGCTCGTCCCCGAGCTGCTCAAGGCGACCAAAGGGGGCTAATCGTGGCCAACAAGTTCGAGATTGCCACAATCTTCAAGGCGGTGGACAAGATGACCGCCCCCATCTCCCGCATGCAGTCTAAACTCGGCACGTTTACGCGGTCTGCTCAGACTGGTTTCCGCGGCGTGACACGTACTGTCGAAGGTTTCACAAAAAAACTAGGTATTGCCGGTTTAATATCGCTGGCGGGGCTCACCGCCGGTCTAAAGACGGCGACATTCGCCGGTATCGACTTCGAACAGACGCTGGTTAACGCCGCGGCCAAGTTCTCTGGCGATGTGAAAAAGGGGACTGAGCAGTTCGCACAGCTGCAAGCGGCAGCGATGGAGGCGGGGGCCACTACCGAGTTCACGGCGACCAAAGCCGCCGAGGCTTTGAACTATCTGGCAATGGTCGGGATGGACGTTCAGACCTCGATCGCTTCGCTTCCCGGCCTTATCGACCTGGCCACCGCATCACAGACGGACCTGGCCACCGCTACGGACATCGCCACCGATACCATGGGCGCCTTCAACATGCAGGCCAAGACGGCGGCAGAGGCGTCGGCGAATCTGTCCAGAGTGTCGGACGTCATGGCAATGACTGCCAACACGTCGAACACGAATATGGAAATGCTGTTCGAAACGCTCAAGAAGGGCGGCCCCGTGGCCACGCTGGCCGGTGCTTCCTTCGAGACGGTGGCGGCCCAGGCGGGCATCATGGCGAACGCAGGCATCAAGGCGGAGATCGCCGGTACCGCAATCGCCAACTCCTTCCTGAATCTCTCCAACCCCACCGGCGCCGCGGCAAAGGTGGTGCAGCGTCTCGGGATCCGCCTCAAGCAAGCCAACGGGTCATTGAAAGACTTGCCGGACTTGATCGACGAGGTCAACGCCAAGACCGCCAAGCTGACCAAGACCCAACGTCAGGCCGCCATCGAGGCGCTATTTGGCCGCGAGGGGCTGGCCGGTAACGTGGCGGTGCTGCAAGCCGGCGGTGACGCGCTACGCAAATACCGCAAGCAACTGGAGGGGGCAACCGGGTCCACGTCGAAGATGGCAGCAACCATGCGGGACACTACCCGTGGCAGCCTGAACAACCTGAATTCCGCCATCGAAGGCGTGTCGATCTCCCTGTTCAGTATGACTGGGGGCCCGATCAAAGAAGTCATTGACCGGATGACGGACTGGGTGCGAGCCAATGGCGACGTCGTAGCCAGCGGGATCGGCGAGTGGGTGCTCAAGCTGGCTGACAATATCGACACCCTGGTGATGGCCGCGAAGGGCGTCGGACTTCTTGTCGGCGCGGTCTGGGCGCTCAATGCGGCGTTGACCGTCTCAAACGCCCTCGCTGCGGTAAACCCGCTGGTGCTGCTCGCTATGGGTCTCGCGGCGGCAGCGGTGGCGGTCTATACCTATTGGGACCCAATCTCCGAATACTTCTCCGAGCTGTGGGCAGACACCACCGCGGGGTTCGGCAACATGTGGGATGGCATCAAGTCTATCGGCACCGACGCCATGACGTGGATTAGCCGAGAGTGGGACGGCTTCTTGAACCGCTGGATTAACCGCATCAACAATGTCACGGGCATGTTCGGCTTTGACCCGATAGCGTTACGCGGGCCAGTGCCTGAGCAGCGGCCTACTGGCCTCGTAAACGGCGACGTGCCGGCATTCGAGATGGTTACGCCGCAGCAACGCACCGCTCAGTCACTCAGCGAGACCCGAACCACCAACACGACCGAAGTGGTGATCCGCGACGAGACCACGCACTCCAGTGTTACCCAGACCGGAGGAGAGACCCCCGGCCTCGTACTCAAACCAACAGGTGGCTTTTGATGACTTGGGAAAACAGGCTTAGAGAGGCGGCGTATACCAGCCCAAGCGGCACCCGCCTGACATTCCAGTATGAAGACGTCGGCCGCACGGTATCGGTCAAAGGCGCCACCTTCGAGTTCACAGACGCGGACGGGACGTTTGTTCAGGACCTGGGGCGCACCGGTCGCCGGTACCCGCTGCGGATGTTCTTTTCCGGCCCGGACTGTGACCTGCAGGCCACCGCTTTCGAGGACGCCTTGAACGAACGCGGACAGGGCACGCTGGAACATCCGGTTTACGGGTCGGTTCTCGTCGTGCCGTTCGGCGACATATCACGGCGTGACGACCTGGTCAGCGCCGCGAACCAGGCAGTCCTTGAAGTAACCTTCTTCCAGACCAATGGGCTTATTTACCCGTCACCAGTAGCGGACACGGCTGGCGCAGTCGCCGATCAAGTCGCCGCAGCCGAAGAGGCCCAGGCGCAATGGTTCGGGGCGGCTTTCGTCGAATCGACGGCCACGGTGCTCGCGGACCTGCGTTCTCGGTATAACGCCGCCCTCAACACCGCCAACGATATTCTTCGCCCCATAGCTGATACGGTTACAGGCACTCAGCGCGCCTTTGACCAGATCCAGGCGTCAATTAACCGTGGGCTCGATGTGCTGATCGGGCAGCCGCTGACGCTGGCTTACCAGACGATTCAGCTCATCAAGACGCCAGCCCACGTTTCTCAGCAGGTCGGCGCCAGGCTTGACGCGTACAGCAACCTGTTTCAGCAGTACGTCGGCCGGCCCGCGGAGAACCGGACGGCGCTCTATAACCGTGACCTGTTCGCCTCAACTGCCGCCACCGCAGCCGCACAAGCCGCGTTTAATACGACCTACACCCGTCGCCCCGAGGCGGTGCTGGCCGCCGAGCAGCTACTCACCCGGCTTGATGAGCTGGCGGCATGGCGTGACGAGCAGTTCGCCGCACTTGGCGAGGTAGACGACGGGTCGAGCTGGCAGGCGACTCAGGACCTGCTGGCCACAGTGGCCGGCGCTCTGGTGGACCAGTCGTTCGACTTGGCCGCCGAGCGCGTGCTGGTGCTGACCAGCGACCGGTCGATTATCGATGTGTGCTTTGAAGTGTACGGCTCAGTGGACGACAAGCTCGACGTGCTGATGGCTGACAACGACTTGTCCGGAGATGAGATTATCGAGCTGCCCAGAGGTAGGAGGGTTGTCTACTATGCGTAAGATAGAGGCCCGCGACGAGCAATCGGCGCTATTCACTGCTACCCAACTCCCCTCGATAAGACTGGGGGCCGCGTTGCTTGTGGCGGACGACGTGGCCGGTCTGGCGGGATACCTATCACACGGGTCCGCCACCGAACCGACCCAATCTGACCGAGAGGCATACGATGGCGAGTAGTTACCGCGTCCAGCCGGGGGACACCTACGAGCAGATCGCCCGCAAGGTATACGGGGATGACCAGAAAGCGTCCCTCCTCCGGAAAGGGAACCCCGGGGCCGATGAACCGCTGGCCGCAGGGTCAAGCCTGGTCGTGCCGGACGACCCGGACTATTTTGTAGACGCGGACGTGAACCGCAAGGCCAGCTCGCCGAATGAGGTCGCGCTGACGGTAGGGGGCACCCGCTTCCGGTTCTGGACGTCAGTGTCGATCACCCTCTCGCTCGATACGCAATCAGCCGTAGAGTTTGAAGCCCCATTCGAGCCGAATATGGCGGACCAGCGGTCGCTGTTTAAGCCCTTCTCCTACTCGCCGGTTTCTGTCGACGTTGGCGGCGCTAGGCTGTTCACCGGAACGATGGTCGCGCCAACGCCGAAAACAGGTCCAGATGGGCGCACGGTGTCGGTGGCGTGTTACTCCACGGCAGGCGTTATGGGGGACTGTACCGCCCCCGCGTCGGCATACCCCCTAGAATGGTCTGGCGCAACGCTGCAGACGATCGCAGCGGCGGTAGCGGGTTTGTTCGGCCTGTCCGTCGAGTTCACTGCAGACCCAGGCCCTGTGTTCGAACGTGCGGCGCTATCACCGGGAACAATGGCCCTGGACTTTCTGTCTGACCTGGCGGCCCAGCGGAATTTTGTGATTGGGGCCTCTCCGGATGGCCGCTTGCGGTTCACCCGTGAGGGCAACGCCAGACAGGTGGTTGCCAAGTTGGCCGAGGGTTTGTCGCCGCTTATCTCGGTGACTCCGCAGTTCAGTCCCCAGGACTATTACAGCCACGTGACCGGGATCGCGCCTGTGGTCATCGGCTTGGCGGGGACCCAGTTCACCGTAAAGAACGCACGCTTGGCCGACAGCCTGCGCCCCTATGTGTTCGAAGCTGGCGACACTGTGGACAACACGATCGAGCAGACGGTACAGACCAAGGCAGGGCGCATGGCGGCGAACGCGGTATCCTACGAGCTCGAGGTGGCCACGTGGCGCGATCAGAATGGGGACCTGTGGTGGCCCGGTAGCTACATCTCTCTATTCGCCCCGGGGGCCATGGTATACTCGGCGTTTACAATGCTGATCAGGTCTGCTCGCCTCAACAAAAGCGACAGCTCGGAGACGGCCACCCTGACTGTGATCCTGCCGGGCACCCTGTCCGGTAAGCTGCCGGAGCAAATGCCGTGGGACGAATAGCAAAGGTTCTCGAGTTTATCCGCGGCGTGGGCGGTAAGAGTGACACAAAGTGCGACCCAGGCGGGGGTGCGATCCGGCAGGCTCCGCACGCCCAGCAGCCCGGTGACGACGCCCATCCGCTGCCGGGGGACTACGCCGTGCTGGTCGAGATGCCACAATCCGGCGGGTTCGCGGCAGTAGGGTATGTCGACCCACTAAACGCCCAGACAGCCGGACCCGGTGAGCGTCGGATCTATGCGCGCACCGCGGATGGGTCGCAGGTAGTCGAGCTGTGGCTTAAGTCGGACGGGTCAGCAAGGCTGTCGAATGCTGCAGGCTATTTCGAGTTGGATGCTGGTGGCGATGTCGTTGGGAATGGCGCCCGCATGACTACCGATGGGGATGTCGTTACGTCCGACGGGGTCAGTTTGCGTGGGCACACGCACGCCCAAGGCAATGACAGCGACAACAACGCCGAACAAGAGACGGAGTCACCTACGATATGAGCGATGTTCTACTTTTCCAGACGCCTGATGACGGCGAAGTCGAGGCAGTTAATGGAGTGGTTACCCTCACCGACCTGCCTGGCAGCGCTGCGTACATCTCCCTGTTTGGCGGCAACCAGGAGGGGGCTACGTGGTGGGCAGACGAGAGCATGACGAGCCGAACGCAGCAATTGCTTGACGAGCTCCCGCCCACCAGCGGCAACCTGCTGCGGCTGTCCGACGCGATGTCGACCGACTTGGCATGGATGACCGCCGCCCCCTACGGCTGGACGGTTGCCACTTCGGCATTCATCCCCGCGCTGAACCGCGTTACACTGGTGGTCGACATCAACGGTACCGCGTACCAATTCACCCAGGAGTGGACGGCATGAGCGCCCCGCAGACCCCCACCACCAAACAGGTTAGCGATAACATCATCGCCCAGGTCAGCGCTCAGCTGGCCCAGACCGTCCCGTTTTTCCCCAAGTCGTTTATCCGCGTCATGGCGCAAGCGCTGGCGGGGCTTATCGTCGTGCTCTACAAGTACGCGGGGTTCATCTGGTTGCAACTGTTCGTGCGCACCGCCAGTGACGCGGAGACGACGATCAACGGACGCATCGTCCGCCCGCTGCGCGAATGGGGCGCCCTGGTCGGGATAGACGAGCCGAAGCCCGCCAGTCAGGCGGAGCTGACCATCAACGTGTCCGTGACGAACCAAACCGGTTTCCTGCGAACCGGGTCACAGCTGATCTACCCATCGACCGGCGTGACGTATCTGGTGACAGGTGACATCGCGCTGAACGCGCCAACGGTGTCGGCGGTAGTGCGGGCGTCAGGCGATCAGCAAGGCGGAGACGGGGCGGGGACGATCGGCAACCTCCCGAACGGGGCGCAGCTGCAATTTGTCAACCCCCTACCGAACATAGGCCGTGTGGCGACGGTAACAGGCCAAGTTGTCACAGGGGCCGACGCTGAGGACGTTGAGGTGTACCGTCAGCGGATCCTCGACCGCTTTCAGAAGCGGCCACAGGGCGGAGCATACGCGGACTATGAACAGTGGGGCGAAGAGGCCGCCGGGGTGCTCACTGTCTACCCCTACACCAGCGAGTGCCCCGGCCAAGTGGACATTTATGTCGAGTCAGCGACAGAACAGGATGGCATACCAACCAACGCGCAGATCCAGGCCGCGCTTGACCTAATTGAGCTGGACCAGAACGGTCTTGCCTCACGCAGGCCCATTGGGGCGCTTGTGAATGGGTTCCCGATCACCCGTTTGGCGTTCGATGTTCGGGTGCTCGGCTTGTCGGTGCCGGGCGATTTGGCAACGGTTCGGGACCAGATCGAGGCAGCGCTTATCGACTACTTCCTTTCTCGCGAGCCGTACATCGTCGGCCTGTCGGTGGGGGCCAGGTCTGACCGCATAACCGCCACCGGCGTTGGCGGGGTAGTCGATCAGGTGGTCGGGGCGGCCGGGGGGGTGTTCACTACGCTGCAGGTAAAACGGAACGGTGTGGACGCATCGGTCTATATCCTGGGCGTCGGGGAAAAAGCCAAGCTTGGGGCACTGACCTATGTTTAAGACTCTGCAGCACCTTCTCCCGAATGGCAGGGCATGGCGCACGACAGCCGTCAATAAGCAGCTGACAAAGTTACTGAAAGGCGTGTCGGCATGGGGCGGTGATGTAAAGGGGGCGCTCGACACTGACTATGAAGACCTGATGCCCGCTACGACGGGGGCGCTGGACAAGTGGGAGGATCAGTTTGGGCTGCCGCCGTCACTGACCGCTGATGCCGGCCGCCGGTCTCGCCTTGATGCGGCATGGAGAGCCGTCGGCGGCCAGTCGCCTCGGTACCTGCAAGACACCTTGCGCGGGGCGGGGTTCGACGTATACGTTCACGAGTGGTGGGCGCCTGGCACCGAACCCGCTATCGGATCGCACGCATGCGCGGTGCCACGCAACCCGCTTCTATATCTACGCCGTGACAACCTGCCGAGCTACCCAGTGGTCGACTGTGGAGAACCATTTGCGGAGTGCGGAGAACCATTTGCGGAGTGCGGTAACGCTATCGTCCCCATAGGGTATCCGCTGGTTAATAAAGTGGAGTATTCATCTCCTGATCCTATTGTGCGCTGTGGGGAGCCGTTCGCTGAATGTGGCGAAGCTGACGCGGAATGCGGCAACTTCCTTGAATACGAAATTCTTTTGCGGAGGTATACTGTGCCAACAGACCCGGCTAAGTGGCCGTTTTTTTGGTATGTCGGCGGCCAGGTATTTGGGCAGCAAGCCACGGTACCTGCGCCCCGCAGAGATGAGTTCGAGGCGCTGTGCCTCAAGATAGGCCCGCTGCACCAGTGGATCGGCGTAATGGTAAACTACAGTTGAGGATTTCACATGGCTATTAATCCGGACGTGGCGTTCCCCGGTAAAACTGCGGGGGTGAGCCCTGAGTACCCGTACGGCAAGGCCCGCGACGTGTCCGCGCCAGGCGACGGAACAGGCACCCCGTTGCGGGCGGCATGGGTAAATGATTGGTTCGGCCTGCAGCAATCCATCTTATCCGAGATGGCGGTAACCCCATCCGGAGTGCCGGACGCCGTCGGGGCCTGCCAGGTCTGGGACGCGATGAAGACGTACATCATCGGACGCGCCGAGAGGGAGCAGGTGGTCGACGACATTGCGGCTTTGCGAACCCGCATGCCGAAAGGCGTGGGGGAGGTCGTCTTTGTTCGCGCCGCGTACCCCACTCCCGTAGGGTTGTCAGGTTACTTTGGGGGTGGGACCTTCATCGCATACGACAATACTCAGGCTAATACCGATGACGGTGGCGTGTTTATCAATTCGCCACACCTGACTTTGGACTGGCAGCGCATCAATTTTACTGAATACGATATGCGGTTCTGGGGGATGATCGAGGGTTTAGCCTCTTTCGATAATGCACCCGCGATCACTTTAGCTACTAACTTTGCAAAGGCTCGAAAAGTTCTTTTGCATGCACCCGTTGGTAACATCTACACGTCAGAGATGGTTCCTGTGTACAACAACATGGGCATTACTGGACACGGATCCGCCGAGCAAACGGTTTTCTACAAGACCACTAACAACGCCTTCCCTTATAAAGCCAACGGGGTCACCGCGTTCACCATGGATGCCCTTGTAGGATTTGTGCCTAAGAAGTCCATTGCGGGCGGGAGTATGGTGGATGGCGAAACACACACTGTCCGCCCCCACCTGTCAAAATGCATGTTCCGGCGCGAGGGGCTAACCGAGGCGAACTATGCAACAACTCGGCCAGATGTCGGGATGTTCCTTGGCAGCCTTGCTGGTGGGCTGATTAGCGATGTGGTTGTAGAGGGCGGCTACAACGCCTTCCAAGGATGGACATGCTACCTGACCACTCTTGAGCGCATTTTTGGCAACACCTTTCCCGGCAAGGGCTTCACCGGCTTTAGTCTACAGGCGTTTACAGCGGCACCTGTCGGTTACAAAACATCTGGCACGTCGCTGGATATGCGCGTGGCAGGGGTGCGTGGTTATCAAATTGGTTTTGAAATGATCGGCCAGCAGTACACATCTATGACCTGCTGCACGGTGGAAGAGTGCGAGCCACTGGCAGGGGAAGCAAACGCAATTGCGTTTAAATTCGTCAATCCATACTCAATAACGATGGACGCTTGTGCAACGGAATTGGTAAAGGGGACGCAGATTAGCGTTACCAACGGGAGCCCGGTGTCGTATAAATCCTCGTTAGTTGTGCAGAATTATATTGCCATTGGGCAGATAAACCCGAAAACGGCAGGAACAAAATTCATAGAGATAGACAACGGCGACGTCGGCACCTTGAACGTAACGTTCATTGGTGGGGATCTGACGCGCGATGTTGGATTAACCAATTTAGCTCAAGGTACTGCGTCAGGCGCTGGGGCGAAAGCGATATCAATAGGATCTGGAGGTTTTGATTTGGTTGGGGTAAATAGCGGGATCGTTACGGTTTTGGCATAAAAAAAGGGCCCTCACGGGCCCTTTGCTTTTCTGTACCATTTTTGCCACCTCTCCAGCGCCGCCCGGTCAGACAGACACTGGGCGGCGTTCCACTCTACGGCCTCGCCGAGCATTACTGGATCACTGCCCGGGTCGAGCAGCGCCCCCCTGGGTGTCAGCAGTTCCGTCGCCACTGACGGTAAACCCGTAGGCCGATCGGTAGAGGTCGAGCAGCCCGCTATCAGCAATACAGCGAGCAAGAGCAGGGTTCTGGATCCGGTCACGATACACCACCTTGTATTTGATAGTTTCAACTGCCACCCCCTGGAGGATGACCGCCTGTGTTTCGGCCAGAGCGGCGTCAACTGCGTCAATGCGGGCCTGCGTAGACACTTGGGCGCCGTACGCCTCGACGTCGCGCTGAGCCGCCGCCAGTGCGTACTCGGCTTCCGCGTTCGACGCGCCCCACCAGTACGACCCGGCCATGGCTGCCGTCAGAACGGCCGTCTTGGCCCACCACGGCAAGGCGATCATGGCTTCACCTGCTTGGCAATCAGACGAGCGCCCATACCTGCGGCGGTCAGCGCCAGGCGTGCCAGCGCGTACCACAGCGGGTCGAATGGGAACCGTTGGTCGACTATGACTACGCCTGCGAGCACTATGTCGCAAGCCCCAGCGAACGCATGCAACCGCATGGACGAAAAGCGGTGTGCCTCGCGCCAGTTATCAATGAGTCGGATCATGGCTTTGGCTCCGGTGGTGCGGTTGGTTTAGTGCGTGGTCTGCCTCCCGCTAGGCAGATAAACACCATGAAAATTATCGCCGCAACGATGCAGGCGAGTAGGTACAAGACGGCCTCCATGGTTAGCCCTCCACCGGCTTGAAGCACAGCGCCCGCTGCTTGACGCCGCGAGTCACCAGTCCTGGCAGTACCCTTCCGCCGGCGCGGGTAAAGTCGGTTAACCGATCACACATTTCCGGCCAGCGTGCCGCAGCGGCGTGCCGCCAGATAGTGGTCGGGACCCGTTTGCCCTGGCCGTTGACGTAGGTCATCACCCCTCGGCACCCCAGGTTGAACGCTGCCGACGTCATGGCGCTGAATTGGTTGTCGTTCATTTCAGATCCGCGAAAGTTTTCATTGATGCAGCGTTCAGCCTCGCGGATATTGGCCGCCCAATCTTTGGCGATCTGCTCGTCCGTCTTGCGAACGCCGGGCTTGACGCCGTGGGTGTTGCCGAGCCCGTCTGTCCACACGTCAGCCGGGCAACGGTACGGATCACGGTAGCACCCTTCGGCGTTGCCGATCAGCTCGAGTCCATCTTTATTGGTGCGGACGCCCAAGCCCATCGACAGTACCAACGCGATAATCGCCCCGACGGAGCACACCGCTCCGGCAGTTGTTCTCTTTTGCATAAGCCCTGCTCCAGTTGTACTATTGACCTGCACAGTTTAACACCAAATAACCACAACTAAGGAGCTCAGTATGGCAGGCGGTAACGGTCGTCAACGTAAAGCAGTGGCCCCCAAACCTCAGCCCAAGCCCGACCAGGCCAAAAAGCCGGGTAGCGCGGGCGGTAACGGTAAGCAACGCGAAAAGAAATGAGCATAAACGACATCATGCTAGTGGCCGCAGGCGCGGCGGCATTGCTGACAGGGTCACGTTTTGCCCTGTTTACTTGCATGGTGTTTGCGGCGCACTGGGTGGCGGACCCGTATCTTTCGGCGTTCGGGTATTACGGGGGTGCGGTACTCGCTGACGCCCTCGTGGTTTACGCAGCCAGGGTGTCTAGCCCGGTGCCACGCCGAGTACGACTGGTTCAACTCGTGGCCCTGTGGTTCATCCCGGTTCAGGTGGCAGGTCTGATAATCTGGGTGCAATACTTCCCGCCTACGGTTTACAATTGGGTATGCACGGGGCTCTATGCCGCACTCCTCCTTTCCATAATGACAAGAGATCCAGAGCGTGAGCGCGACCGAATGGATACAGCTGGCCACATTTATTTTTGTGCTGATAGCTATCGGGCTGCGCGCCGTGTATTGGGTTTTGGAAACGAAGGTACAAGAACATGACGCCCAGCTTGATAACCGAGGTAAAGACCGCGTTCGCGATCGCCTTCAGCGCAATCGGGATCGGGATCGCTAACCTGTCAAAGTGGCTACCAGAGAATATCGGCACATTGTCGGCGGTTGCGGGTCTTGTGCTCGCGGTGCTGACGGCGGTCAAGGTAGTTCTCGAGGTCCGCATCCTGCTGCGCAAGCTCGAAGAGGCGGAATGAAAAAAAAAGGGCACCTACTGGTGCCCTCATTCAGCCGGCCGGATAGCCAGCGCGATACTTTGCAACGTCGGGTCAATGCGCCTGAATGTGTGGTACCCACTCCTGCAGCGAGCGCCGAGGCGTCCCATAGGTCCGTGAACCACCAATCGCCACCCAGGCCCCCGGCGAGTAGCGTTCGGCATAGATCGTCGAACAACGCGTCGGGCATCAACCCACGGTCCAGCTCGTAGTAGCAGTAGGACGCCATTAGATAGATGGACCAGCGGTCCCTCGGCTTAATGAACTGCCAGCCGCCCAGCGCGATAGCCGCGTCAAGAACCTGCTCATATCGTGCCGCGCCAGATAATACCATAGCCTCCCGGTTCATACCGGCGCCCATGAGAGGTGCAGGCTGGCTTTCGGCACCAAGTGCTCGCTGCCGTTCTCATCGACGATGCGCACGTTTTGCCCCTCTTCACCGACACGGCGCCCGTACCGGCCGCTGCTCAGGCTGGCGTACGTCCACCGGTCTTGTGGCCGTTGGCGAAGGGCCTTTGCTAGGTCGGCGCGCGACCCGTCGCCGTTCAGATATCGTTCGGCCTCGCGGGCCACCTTGCGTAGTTGTTCGAGTTCTGTCATTCCGCACCGTCCCGGCTCGCATTGGCTACGAAGTCCCGCGCCATCTCGAACAGCGGCATCATGTCGCGGTACATCTGGGCGCTGTCTTCGGTAGTGCCCGTAGCGTGGGTGACTCGGTCGACGAAATCCGCAAACGGGATCCCGGTTTGACACCCAACCGACACTACCACTTGTTGTTCGTGCCAATAGAGCACGACGGTGCGGCCTTTCTTTCCAACCGAAGTGAACTGCATGAACTTACCGTTGCCCACGCTGGCCCCCTCGCCCACGCTGGCCCACTCGCCCAC